GAGTACGAATGTCAAGAGTGTGGAACTCAAATAGACAAAGAGCATAGCTATTGTAGTAGGGATTGTTTTAACGCATCTATGTTATGATATTACTAATAGATGCTGATAGCTTAATATTTGCAAGTTGTTATCGTAAAAGATTAACTCCAGATGATTCTCCTTATTATGAGAAACTATCTGATGCAACCGACAAGTTTGATGAACAACTTATGGGTGTTGTAAATGACTTGGAAGAACATTACGAGATAGACAAGGTGCTTATATTTAGTGGTTCTTTAGGAAACTTTAGAAAGCTAATAACAAAGAAGTACAAAGCAAATAGAAACAACCAACAGAAACCACCATTGTTAAACGAAGTACACGCATACGTAAAAGAAAAACACAATTCTATTTACGGATATGGTGTAGAGACAGATGATATGGTTGCAAGGTATTGGTATGATTTATCAAAACAGTTCGGTAGAGATGAGGTTATGATAGTATCAATAGATAAAGATTATAAACAGTTTCCTTGCTTAATGTATAACTATCACTACAAACATAAGGTAGTATATGATATAACAGAAGAAGAAGCAATGTACAATCTATATGAACAAATGATTATAGGAGATACTGCTGACAATGTAAACTATTTTAAAGGTAAAGGAAAGAAGTTTGCTGAAAAGTATTTAGCTGATTGTAATAGCCATTACCAATATACAAAGAAGATGTACGAACTATTTAAAGAAGTACACAAAGGAAAAGCAAAACAAAGGTACATTGAGTGCTACAATTTATTAAAATTAAGAACAAACTAAAGTAAACAATATGAGCGAGATTAAGATGATGCAATCTATAAAGGATTATGTAAACAACCTTTATAATTTAGACATAGAGAGAGATACAAGAAAAAGACAATACGTAGATGCAAGAACTTTTTATTATAAACTATGCAGAGATTTAACTAAATGTAATTTATCTACCATAGGGGAATCAGTAGGGCGAGACCATTCTGGAGTTATTCACGGATTAAACAATATATTACACCATTTAGATACAGATGAAATAGAAAGAGCATACATACATTTTGGAAAGGTAGAGAACTTACCTAAAGAATCCTATTCTTATTTAGAATATAAAAATGGAGAGTTAGCAAAAGAACTAAAAAAGAAAAAAGAAATATTAAGATTGTTACCACAGTTAGAAACCATTTACAATAACTTAAATGAATTAACAGAGGGACAAAAGAAAATAGTAAACAGAAGAAACGAGATGCAATTTAATACTATTGCAAAATGTTTAAACAGAGTAGAAGAAATAATAGAAACGGAAGTAAATTAATATAAATTAAAACAAAGACAAGATGAATACACAAGAAATCAAAAGAGGAGAGTACAATGCTTATTACCCAATAAGTGAATTAAAAATGGCAACAGTAAATAGAGATACTGTAACAAAACACGCAGAGAATTTTAAATCAAAACTAAATGAATATGGGTGGATGATGCCAATCATAGCTTCTTCAAATGGAGATGTTATAGAGGGTCACCATAGAATACAGAGTGCTAAACTTTTAAATCAAAAAACCATACCTGCTTATATTGTTGATTGGGTTAATACAAATAAAGAAGCAGAGCATTTAAAAGCTATTATCAGTTTAAACAATGGAAATAAAGCGTGGACTACCTCTGATTATTTAAAATCATTTTCAATACATAACGAACATTACAAAATAGTTTATGAAGCACACCTAAAAAATATAAACAATATTTCTGTTGGGAATGTTGTAAATTGTTTCTTTGGAAAAACAAAAGGTGCTGGATTTAAAAGAGGTGTATCAAAAATAATAGATTTAAAATTTTCTTTATACCTTTTAGAAAAAATATCTTTTTTAGTTGCTAAACACGGAAAAAGAAAGATACAAGCATACTGTGTTAGGGAAATGATTAATATTGGTTTTGTAGCAGCAAAAAGAAATATTAAAACAATGGATTTCTTATTTAAGAAGTATGATAAAATGGCTATTGAAAACAATGGTGTTTTAACATCTATAAATGAATTTAAACCAACTATGGAACTATATTTAAAATTAACTCCTAAATCTAAATAATATGAAGATATTAAATTTATACGCTTGTTTAGGTGGTAACAGATATAAGTGGAACGAAGTAAAAGAAGATATAGAAGTTACTGCTGTGGAATGGGATGAGGAACTTGCTAAACTATATCAAGAGCGTTTTCCAAACGATACAGTAATAGTAGCAGATGCACACCAATATTTATTAGACCATTACAAAGAGTTTGATTTTATATGGAGTTCGCCACCTTGTCCAACTCATAGTAGATTAGTTACAAGTAACAAGAATAAAATTAAAATGAAATATCCAGATATGAAACTTTATCAAGAAGTAATATTTTTAGATAATTTTTTTAAAGGAAAATATGTTGTAGAAAACGTTATACCTTTTTACACACCTTTAATTCCATCAAATAAAAGGGGTAGGCACTTGTATTGGACTAACTTTAATTTACCAAATAATATAAATGAAAGACCCCCTATTGGTATAAGTCAAGGGGTAAATGAAGTTAAAAGATTGTGCGAGTTTCACGATTACGACTTTTATAAATACAAAGGTAAACAGCCAACAAATAAGATAGCAAGAAATCTTGTAGATTATCAAGCTGGTAAAACAATCTTTGAAACTGCTTTAGGTATTATTAAAAAACAAGATATTAAACAAACAGAATTATTTTAAAATGAAAAACGATAAACAATTAGATTATTTAAAAGTAGTATTACTTGGACAACTTACAATAGAAGCAATAGAGGATTTACAAGGCACTAACAAATACAGACAGAACATAAAGAATCAAGGTAATAAGTTTCTAAATATGTTAGAACAATATGTACAAGATGATTACAATACTGTTTACCTAAACAACCAAGAGATGACTACAAACGTATTAAGAAAGATTACAACGTTGATAGACAAGATAAAAAACTCTGATGTAGATGACCTTGTAATGATTGATGCAGTAATAGATAAATACAAAGAAAACCAAGAATGGTTTATGCAACACGAATCTGCTGAATTTTTAAAATTAGATTAAAAAAACAAATAATTAACTATATACTAATATGCAACTAATAAACATTCAAGAGGTTAGACCTAACGAAAACAATCCAAGATTTATAAAGGATTACAAATTTAAGAAACTTGTAAAATCAATTAAGGAGTTTCCACAGATGCTAAAGTTAAGACCTATCGTAGTGAATAGCGATATGGTTGTACTTGGTGGTAATATGCGTTTAAAAGCGTGTAAGGAAGCAGGATTAAAAGAAGTGTATATATTAGTTGCTGATGAACTAACCCAAGAACAAGAGAGAGAGTTTATTGTAAAAGACAATGTAGGTTTTGGAGAATGGGATTGGGATATATTAGCAAACGATTGGAATGGTCAGCAAGTAGAAGATTGGGGATTAACAGTAGTTCCATTTGAAGATAGTTTAGAAGAAGCATTAGAACAAGAAATAAATAAACAAGACAAGAAAACAAACACTTGTGAAGTGTGTGGAAAGAATGTAGTTTAATAAAATTATGAAAGAAAACCAAAACAGAACCGAACACCATAAAAAAGCAATACTCGAAGCGTTAGAAAAATCGTTAGGAGTTGTTACAACTGCTTGTAAGATAGTAGGGATAGGAAGAACAACATTCTATCAATGGTTAAAAGATGACGAAGTATTTGCAAGGCAAGTAAAGGATATTGATAACATTGCTTTAGATTTTGTAGAGAGTAAATTGTTTGAGAATATAAGAGATGGTAAAACATCTGAAACTATTTTCTATTTAAAGACAAAAGGAAAGAACAGAGGTTATGTAGAAAGACAAGAGATAACTGGAGCAGATGGTATGCCTACTAAATTTGAAATAGAAATAATTGAAAATAAAAACTAACGTAGTATTTAAGCATCTTTTAAGGTCAGATAAAAAGATAACAATAGAGCAAGGTGGTACAAGGAGTGGAAAAACCTATAACATTTTGCTTTATATTATTTTTAAATACTGTTTAGATAATACTGGTAAGACAGTTACGATATGTAGAAAAACATTTCCTGCGGTTCGTAGTTCTGTTATGAGAGATTTTTTAGATATACTAAAACTGTATAATTC